CTAATATCCTTTGCTACCCATCCTTTGCCAGTAAAGCTAACTGTAGTATTAATAGTCATGTCAATAGTAACAGTCTTTCTTTCTTCTTTGCCGTCCGTTTTAGATAACTCTCTTAGTTTCCCCACAGCCTTTACAACAGGCTTTGTAACAGGCTTTGCAACAGGCTTTGGGGCTTCTGTTTTTGGTATTGACATTGGAACTGTGACAGCACCAGTTTTACGCACGGCTATCTTTTCCATCGCTCTATTAATAGCATCACCCATACTCTTCTGTGGTCTTGCATTTGCTTCAGCTAACTGCTCAGCAATGGCTGAACCCTTGTTAGGGGTAGACACATTATATCCTACTTCCTTCATTACTTTTGCAACATCCCTCATAGGAATGTTTGTTTTAATTATCTCCATAATCGTTTCTCCTTTCTTTTTAGTCTAGTCCAACCGATGTGCAACGACATCATGTTCTTTGCACAATTTTTTTAAGTGTTGTTTACTTTCAACTAACACTGGTTGATGTGTAATATTCTCTTCCCAATAGGGATGCCACACCTGAATGCCTGGATGCTTTTGAGGTTTTATTATTATGTCTGTAGTGCCACCACATTCACATTTTATTTTATGTCTATTATCTATAGATGAGAATGCAACAAACTCTTTGCCACACTTTTTACACCTAATATCATAGTTTGGAATACTAACACCCCCATTTATATTTATAACATTCTACAAATAGCTATTGCGTCTCTTGACAAGTAACAATAGTTTATATTACCCATTTATTTCTCTATTCCTGCTGCTTTCTGTTGCAACATACGTTGAAGTGCATTAATTGGCATTGCCTCTGAGGGGTTGTTACCCCATCCAGGTCTTGGCGCCAGTAATAAATCACTGTCTATCCAATCGTACTGATTAAGTAACTGCCTTGACATCTCAACCCGATTAATAGTGGGGTCTTGTGCAGTCAATTGATATAGCTCTCTTGCCTCTTGACGTCTTGTTTCAAATGTAACTGGTAGAGAGTCATCAGGATTTACCTTTATATTATACTCTCCCTTAATTGCAGCGCCAGTGTACTCTATCCAGTACCTTGCACCATCTTGCCCTATGATGTCAATAACTTGAGACTTATCTCTCCAGAAAGTAAATATATACTGTAAATACTTACGACAGATGTTAGTAAATAAATCTGCAGTTGCATCTCTTCTTTCATTCAATCTTACTTGTGCTGCCATCTGTACTATTTGTGCTTCTGTTGCAGTCCTTCTTCCTGTGTTATAATCTCCTCTTTGATTACGAGATGAACCAAGCATCTGCATTACATCTTCCATTATTTGTGTAGTTAATGCTACAAAATCGGGAGGAACATGTGGTTGCATTAATGTTACAACATCAGCAATTGAACTCCCTGGTGGAACATCTACTTCAATGTATGGGAGTACTTCCCCACTCAAAAACTTCTCTTTCTCCTCCTTAGTCATGGCATTTCGTGCTACCATTGCCTTAAGTAAAGCTACACGTCTATGTGCTTGTGCTTGTGTTCTTATCTCATTTAACTCTAACTGTTGTGGCTCTATTATCTGGCAATCAGATATTCCCCAAAAGCCGAAACCAGAGTCATTAAATATTAATGGCAAGAACGGTAACCCTTCTATTTGTAAGTCATCTACATCTTCTCTTAAAAACTTATCATGGTCCATAGAGATTGCATATACTTTACGTGTTCTAAAATCTCTTATCTCCCATATCTCCACCCAGTCTTCTTTTTCACAAAGCGTTTCAAACATTCTATCTTTAACAGCGCCTTCAGTATCAGTCTGCATAGTAGCTTTTATGTTCCTATCAGTAAATGTCCTGCCACCTTTTAATTTGCCTTTATTAATATATTTTGTGTCAGCTAGTACATCTTCTAATGGTCTCATAACTCGTGTAGCACACCAAGGTGCAGCTTCTATATCAATGTAACCATAAGGTAAAATAAAATCAGCTGGCTTATTACGTAAGAACCATGGCATTCCAGGTTTAATATCTATTCTATATTCTATATTCTCTTCATCTGCACCAAACCCAGTTAATGTTCCTTCACCAGGTACCATAGCTACAGATTTGTCTGACGCATAACCATACTCACTATCATACCCACATTTGCCAATGGATGTGCCATATATGTAACTATCTTGACACATACGTTTAATTTGTTTCTTTACATTAGTTTCATATATCAAATAGTTAAGTACTCGCTCAGTTGCCTTAGTGTGTAATACTCTACCAGGACCTGTTGGAGTTAAAAGTGCCCTTGGGTTACGATTGTACACATTAGGTAATAAAGCTTTACCAAAAGCAAATATCAAGTTAACTGGTAATATGCCTGCACCCCAATCACATTCAAACATTCTTTCAAATAGAGGCCACTTCGAGGTATGCCCATAATTAGCTTGATAGAGTATTCCTAGTTTTACTTTTTGCTTCCACTCAACTAGCTGTTCTTCTTTTGATTTAGCCATTACATATATTTCCTCGTTCCTTCCATTGACCTTAATAATGTTTGTAAAAGAGAGTTTTGATTGCCACCATCTCTACCATTCTCATCATAGTGCCATTAATATCACTTCTTTTTTAACTTATTAAGTAATAATTTGTGTGTAGAGGATTTTCTAGCACTTGAATATGCCATTGCAGCACAGATCTTCCTGGCTTTTGCTTCACTTGCTACAAAGTTACCACTAACTTTACCTGTACCATGATACACAGACATGCAATGTTCTATGTTACTTGATATAGTGCTTTGACTACTTCCTTTTTTTAAAGGCACTTAAATCACCTCTTACTTCTTTTATGATGTTATTGAAACATATCCTTTAGCACCAGTCCCTGCAACAACTGCTACACAACCATTCTTAAAAGAGTCTGGTTTACAAGGAGTGTATACAGCACATCCTTCTGTTTTTATAGCCAGTGCTTTAATTACACTGCCAGTGGCAGTACTAGCATGGTCATATAGCTCAATACTCGCTGCATTAGTGCTATCTCCTGTTAATATAATAGAAGCCACGCCACAAGGTCCTGCAAATACTACAGTTGTGGTAGCTGCTAACTCAACCCCTGGGTCTAACTTTTTCATAACATGTTCCTCCTATAATTATTTGCTAACCACTCCCCACCCGACATATGTGGTCTCCCATATCATACAGCACATACAGACTTACAATGTGTAAATCGACTGTATAAATGACACCTATTATTACATGATGAAATTCAAATTTTGAAATTGATATTGTGTTTAATTTTATGTATTATCTCTTGGTGCACTCATTGCTGTATACTGTTTTTCAAATGGTAAGTTAAATCCTCTTGCCTTTCTTAATTGTGCTAATATGTCCGCCATGGTCTCTTCCGTTTTAACCAACTCTTGTGGCGGTTGCGGACAGCTTGATAAACGTATAGCACCAGAGAGTGCATCAATAGCATCAACATAAGGGCTCTCTTTAACACCCTGATATTCTAATAACTCTGTTTCAAGACCTGACATCCACTGTTTAATCCATACACCCATTGCTTCAAATCTCGGTTGCATTGCACGTATTCTACTATCTTTAGAGTCATCTCCAGTAGGCACGTCAGCTCTAATTGAAAAGAAATAATTATCTTCTTTCATTTTATCTTTTAAATTCATTCCTATAGCTTCTTGATAAGCTACTGACTCTACTGCTATAAACATAGGTTTATATTTTCTATGTATTTTAAATATCTCTGTAAGCAACTTGTTTGGAGAAACACCTTTTTCTCTAAACAAATCTATTACGTATATTCTATTGTCATAAGTTCTTGCTATTGTCACTATTGCTGTATTACATGCTGTCTTTTTTGCTGATATTGCTGGGTCCACATATGTAAATGTATAATATGGAACGTTCGGTAAATGTTCAAAATACTGTATATACTCTGACTTAAATATCATTTTCTCAGCTGGTAACGGTCTTAACAAATACTGAGAAGCATATATGTAAGAACCTTGAACCTTTTTAATAAGCGCTAAATCATCTTTATTAAAACGTTCTGGATATATTGGTATCTCATTACCAGAGTCTATATTATAACCACCATTAACGTAAACATTCTGCGTAAAGGCTGTGAACGTTCCATCCTCATTCATTATGTAATCCACTACATCATGCAACGCCCACGGAGTACCAAGATATAACACTCTTCCTCTTGATGGGGTATCTAACAAAGACATAGACAATTTATACCAACCTATTGCTCGTCCTATTTCTAATACAGATGGCATTAACTCTTCTTTAGTCACAGAATCTTTCTTACCTGTTAATATGTCGTCCATTATAATTACGTCAAAATGTGTAGATACTATATTAGTACCTAGCCCTGCCGCATTAAATGTTGCTTCGCCCCAGCCCATAGTTCTGTTTACTTCAACTGCATGGTCACTCCAACGTACCTTTTTTGTATTAGGTATTATGTCTGGATATAGACTTCTAAATAAATTATTTGTTTCAAATATAGCTTTTATTTGACGTATATGATTCATTGCATTATCTATTATATTACTTACAATAAGTATCCTTATGTCTGGATTATGTAATGCTAACCATATTGGTAAACATATACAACCAAGTGTTGATTTTAAAAAAGAACGAGGTAAGATTACAAGTTTACGTAATATTTCTTCTTTTTGCAAGAAATTACATAAAGGTAAGTGTACAGGCTTAATCATGTAATCTTTACCTATAATGCCACGTGAGAAAAAATAAAAGCTCTGAAGACCTAATTCTGCTAACTCATTTCTTTGTCCCATCAGGCTTAATATCCTCCAAAGCTTTCTTTATGTTCTCTGCGATTTCGCCTTTTAACATTACAGCACCTTCTACTTCATAATGTTCTTTAGGTTTGTATCCACGTCTATTCATTATGTCCCAAGCACAGTCACGTCTAACCCGTTCTGAACCATTACGCATTAATTTTACATCCATACGTGCTGCATCCTCTACTGCATCCTCAAGTATCTTATTAACAGGCTTAAGTACTCTATCTTCACCAAGTTTTTTAATAAGCCCGTCTCTTATCTCTTCTTCCATTTTCTCTTTTTCAGCAAGAAATAATTCTGAGTTAGTTACAATAGAGAAATTGACATCAGACATACGAATATCTCTTTTAATGTCAATAGGTGCATCACCACATATTAATCTACGCATTATCTCACGATAACGTGATGTTATTTTCTTTACTTGTTTTGCCCCCATTAAAACCTCCTATAATAGTTAATTTATCTTTCTTGGCTCTTTTCCATTTTTTTATTATGTCATTATGCTCAAACATCTTTTCTATGCACTTATCTAATGTCTCTCTTGATACATGAATGTCCTTCACATTAACTCCTCCTTATCTTATTTATATCTTTCCAGAAAAATTTTCCCATCATTAGCCCAAAAATATAAAACAGTATAAGTATCATAAAAGCCCAGAAAGCATGTATTGCCACCATATTATTAACCCCTTTCTTTTAATATATTAATATGTATGTAGAATTCAATTTGAATTTTCAATTATTTGAATTTTCAATTAATAATAATTGATAATTTATAAATATATGATAATAATATCATACTTATTTATACTACTTATTTATACTACTTATTTATACTACTTATTTATAAGATAATATTGTCATACTTTTTATATTACAATAATATCATACTATTTATAAAATGTCAAATATTTTTATTAATGTTTTTATTAATGATATTATTAATGATATTATTAATGTGCCGAAGGCT